AGTTAAGGGGCGTTGTACCCTCCATTGCCCCTCTAATTACACCACCCTCATAGGAGTGGTCATATGCTGATAAATCAAGGCTGGTTAAGTCATCCTCCCCAAACAAGTCTTTTAGGTTTACACCTGCACTAAAAAACACTACCTCATAGCTTGATGCTTTGCCCTGCTCAAGGTTTACGCCTAGCAGCTCTATTGTACCCTCTCTAAACAACTCCTTATTTAAAAACAGAGTAGCATCTTGCCTTAGGCTGGCTTGAAAGCCGCCACTGATGTCAGCATTGTAATAGTGTTTAAAAGCCTTGTTGTTCGCTGCGCTTGCAGGTACACTAAAGTTCTGTGTAAAGTCAACAAACAGCTTGCTAATATCCTTAATGTTCTGGATGTTTAGTGTTATGCTAATGTCCTCATCTTTGTAGGTGTCTAACCTATTTGAGCCAATGTATAACTCTATCATAGCATTGCGTTCTCAGGTGTTGCAAACTCAACCTCTAGCGTGTAATTGATTGTCTTATCATTGATATGCTTCTGCAGGGTAATGCTATCTGTAAGTATATTTACAGCCCTCTGGCTTTGGTCTATGTCAAATGTGGTTCCGCTTCTGGCAGTTGTTCTGTCTATTACAGCCAATACATACTCACTCATCAACAGCTGTTCCATTACCTCACTAAAGCTTTCACTAACAAAGCCTGTGTTAAGTGTTAGCCTGTGTTGGGCCTTGTGGTTGTAGCTTCTAACACCTCTTGCTTGATTACCCCATGTGTAACCACTAGCACCTGCACTACCAATAGTGCTTCTGTAGGTGTCCTTTTCTACATTTAAATTGGTTTCACTACGCTTAAAGAATGTTACATTATCCCATGCACCATAGCGGTTAACAAAGTACAAGCTAACAGGCTCATACTTAGCCTCACAGGTGTTATACACACGCATAGACTCAATGATAGTGTTGTTTACATCTAGCAGCTGAATATCGTAGTAATTTGTATTGTAAGGCGCTGTGCCGCCATACCCTTGTACGGATTTAAAGTTACTTAGGTTGGCTGGGCCTGCAGGGAAAAGCATAACTCTTTCCTGAACGCTTGTGCCATATACATCAGCCTCTGTTACTTGGTACTCGTAAGCAGTCCCATCATCATTAAGCACCTTTACAGCATCTAGGCCAAAGTTTGCGCAACTAAGTGCCTCTACCACACCGCCATCTGCTACTACCCTATCACGATAGCCATATATAATATCTAAGCCCTCCCCATGCAAGCCTAAGTATATGGGCATCATAAATGCATCAACATCTGCCGCATAGCGTTCGTATTGCTGGAGTATTGGGCGTTGGATGTTTTTGTTAGCACCTTCTGTAAACTTACCATAGCCATAGGTTGCTATGAATACAGATGTACTTCCTGTATCAGTCCCTGCACCTAATGGTGCTGACTCAGTGTTAAACCAGTCAAGGGTATAATCTACCTGAACCCATAGCTGCGCATCAGGTGCATTATCTACTATATTCTCCTGTGATAGTTTGCTTATGCGGTTGTTAAACTCTGCCTCTAATAAAGGCGCAATATCTGATGTAGGGTAGAAGTCAACAAATCCCGATGTTCTATCTATGGTGTACACAGGTGTCGCTGGCTTGGCGCTTTCCTCGCCAGTCCAAGCATATACTTTTAACTCCATGCCATCTAGCCTATCTCTATTTGAGCCATCCCATGTGATTAGTATTGGTGAGCGTGCGCCCACTAATCCTACTGGACTAATTACTGCCATCTTTATACTTTTCGTTTAATTCATCTATTGAGTGTTCCAGAAACTCCTGCACATCTAAGGCGTATGCCTCAACTATCTCATTTGGTAGGTTTCTGTAACCTAAGTTAAAAGGCCTGCTGTAAAAGTAGCTAGGCTCAATGCCGTTTCTACCAATACCACCTACTATGGCCCAAGCCGTTTGCTCGTAAGTCTGGAACTTACCCCTGTTGTCTCTAAATTGTATTCGCCTGTTTTGCACCCATTCTTTAATAGGTGAAAAGGGTGGGTTCTTACCTGCCTTGCGGCCCTTATCTACCCACTCACCATATTCCTCCATCAGGAAGTCAAAAGAAAAGCTATTAGGCATTGCCTTTACATTATACCCTAGTGAGTCGTATAGGCTTTTGGTAACATTCTTTTTCTTGCGTGTAAGGTTCTTTCTGGACTCCTTTACAAGGTACTTGCCAAATTTAGTTAAGGCCTGCTGTGTGTTTTTATTCTGCATTAGCAGATGTTATTAGGGTTTATAGTCTCTATCTCAAGAGTTACTTTCCACCCACACACATTAGCCTCCATATCCTCATCAAAAGGCTCAGCTACAGGGTCATTAGTTAACCTAAAGTAAGCATCGTAATCTGTGCCTCTACGGAAGGTGGCTAGGAACTCGCTTATAGTAGCTAGTGTCCTGTGGTATATATCCTGCTTCATCATATTACCCTCAAATAAATCTTTTGGGCCTTTGCTGTAATCCACAACATCCATTACCAATAAGTCAAACTCATAAGTAATTGTACGCTCCTCTAGCGTAGCTGTTCCAGTAATGAAATGCGCCATTGGGTACATATCCTGCTTCCTGAAATCTACATCAAAGATGTTGCCCCAGCTTACCTGATTTATTTGGTCGCTGGCATTAGCTGCTGTGTGCAGCGCCTCTGTAATTTGATAATATCCCTTCTTCATATAATTAAAAAACCCTATTGCATTAAATTAAGATAAAAAAAGGAGGGCCACCACAGCCCTCCCAACCAAACCAGTGTAGTAACCACACTACACACCTAAAATACTTTCATACTCATCATCACAGCTACAACTCTCTTTCTCGCAGTCATGGCAGCAGCTGCACACCCAATTATCATCACAATACTCAAAACATATACCGCACTGCTGTGCTTGGTCATTCTGGTAATCCATTAACTCTCTATCTAAGTAATCCATTACGCAGCTACACTTTTAATATTATCAACTACATAATCATATAAGGCTACCCAAGCCAGTTGGCTTATATTTTCAATGGGGCCTAAATCATTATCCTCCCAATCCCAGTAGCGCAATGCGCCTATTATATCTAAGCAGTCTGTGTAGTACATAACTGCATTATCTATCTCGTGGTGTATGTACTCCCACTTATCGCTAGGGTTGTCTGTTTTAAGGTTAGCCTCAAGTTCTTCTAAAAATGCGTATTCGTTAAATGTGCTCATTGCTCTTGTCTTTAGTGGTTAAAGTGGGAGGGTTGCCCCTCCCTTTTAGTTGTTAAAATATAAGGCTTTTGTAGTGGCTTAATTCTGTAATTACGCTGCGCACTAGGTTGTTGTATTCGTAGCCATACGCATCTGTACCTTCTACCCATACATTTCCCTTTTCATCCTCGTAAGCCTCTACTTCTACATCGTAGTAGTTTTCGCTGCAGTCCGCTGTGCCTTGTACACAAAATGTAATGTTGCTCTCTCCGCTTCTGTAGTACTCTAGGCTTAGTCCGTAGTAAGTTGTGGTTGCTTTCATTTGGTTTTTGTTTTAGTGGTTATTGTTTCAACACTCCAAAGGAAAGAAAATTTAGTTATTGACAAAACTTTCTTAATAATTATTTTGATTTTTTTTTGAGATGGCCTTTTCTACCTCAAGTTTATCTATCTCAAACTCTAAGAATGTAAGGCACTGCCTTAGGGGCAGCGTTGTTATTTCATCAACCTTGAGTAGATTCCCTCCAGCGATTTGATAGATAGCGCTATACCAGCCCCACTTCTTTGAGAAGTTTGTTTGGATGTCAAAGGTTGGCTCTTCATCTCCTGCTGGTTCTCCAAAGATTGTAGGGTAGCTATCTGCAATTTGATTTCTAAACGATAAAAAAAAAGCAGGCAACCTAAGAAAATGTCTGCCCCTAACTCCTGAAATGTTTGTCCCGTGTGCTTATCAGGGTCATATACCTCTATGCTGTGCCTGCCGTACAGCTGCTTAGTAATAGGCCTGTACAATACACCTAATGCTTTCTCAGCATTCTTGTAAGGTTCCTTCAGGTAACTTTCCAAGTCTATATACTCGCCTAGACTTATATCCTCTAGTTTTGGGTGGAAGCCATACTCTATACCTCTGTGCTTAAATGTTTTTACAAGTGCTGGTTTCTCGTTTAGCACTAAAGCTAATTGCGTTTGCACCTCTAATAAATCTACCTTACGCATGCCTTGCTGTTGCGTAGGTGTTAGACCGCAGAAGTGGTAGACAGCTAACTCATCGCTGTTCTCCTCGCCTACCATTAGCATAAACTTTTTATAGCGCTCCAGCGTAATGTCGCTTAGGCTTTCTGGTATTGTAATGTTAACGGATTGTGTATCTCCCATAATTAGGCTTGCTTAGTTTATTCCACACCCCATAACGCAGGGCATCTATTGCGTGATTGTATTTATCCTCTGGTTTATTAAGTAGGTTGCCATTCTTATCCTCAAGCCACTTATAGTTCTCCATCTCCTTAACTAGGTTGCTGCCATTTACATGCAGCTTATAGCGTTTAAGCATATCAATACCTGCATTAACACTATCGGCACCCTTAGCTGTAGGCTTTACATTGAAACCCATTCTGTGTAACTCCTCAATACTTTTAGGCTCACTACTATCAGCAAATACCTCATCATACCTGCCTACCTCAAATTTAGTAAACATCTGCGACAAATCCTGATTAGTTAGGTTGGTGCTATAAAGCACTTCCTGAAAGTACAGGTTGTCGCC